TCCTATGGTTGCTTGTGTTGAACCGTATAAACTATTTGCAAAAATTTCAGCTAACCGTCGTGCTCTAATTTGAGCTATTAAAGGAAGAGGAACTACTGGTCTAGTAGGAGATACTTCTACTTTTTGTTCTTCTTCTTGTTCTTTTTCTTGAAGTTCTAAAAAAGCTCTTTCTTCGTCTGTAAGTCGACGCGGCATGTTATCTCCTTATTTTATTAAAGGATTAGGAAGGGTGAACCATTTTTCTAATTCATCTGCAATATCTATATTTGGATCTTTAGCTGCTTTCTCTAACATATAAAAATAGTAATCAGATAAACTCATCGCTTCTCTGTCTGTACCTTCAAATTCTTTGATAAATCTTAATTCGCCTTCGTATGGAGGTGGATTTTTTCCATTAGTTATTTGAAAATAATTTAACAAAGCTTTTCCTAACTTAGGTGTTCCTTGTTGTGTTCTTGTCTGCTGTTGTACTTCTTGCCATAAGTCACGGTCCGCATCTTCTTGTTTCTGTTCTTGTATTAAATTTCTTAAAGTAAACATACTTGATTCATCAGCTGTGAAGTCTAAACTTCCACCACGAGTGCCTGCTCTTGCTTGTGCGTTAATCAATGCTGTTTCTAAATTTATTTCTCCTGCCAAGGCTTTGTCTAACGCTGCTGTTTCTGCTGCTCTTCCTGCTGCTAGTCCAGCAAGGTATCTACCAGAAGGCGATCCAACTGTAGCCACACCTGCACGAGCCGCTTCTCCTGCTTCTCCTGCTAGTGCTCTTCTTTCATTTAAAAGTTTTTTTATCCTACTTAAATTAAGACTTGAACCACCTGTAGTTTGGCCTCTCTCTATACGAGACAATAACCCTTTATCTAAAATAATTGATTGTTGATAAGGGTCTAACTTATTAAACTCTTCTAAAGAAATTTGACCTGGGCCAAACATTTCGTCTAGCCTTTCTTGAGTCATGGGTATTCCGCTGTTTGACATACCAGGTATGTCTTCCATAAACTCAGATAAAAATTGTGGTGTAAACAACTGGTCTTCGGGATCTACTTTTTCTACTTTAAATTGTTTACGTAAATTATTTAATTGATTGTTATAAGCGACGTTCATGCTTTTAAGATACCGACCTATATTTTTTGAACCAGCTTGTTCAATATAGTTTTCTATTTCTTTTGTAAACGCATCTTTAAGTTTTGCCACGGCAGCTTTAAAGTTACTAGGTCCTTGGTCCTCCGTTACTTCTTCTTTGACCTCTACCTTTTCTTCCATCTTCGGCATTGGCATATCAGGGACATCTGGTTTAGTAATGCTGGCCAGACTGTTAAGTGCTTCGTTTAGTTCATTGTCGCCTTCTTCAAACAACTGTGTTTGAGGGACGACACCGCCCACTTGCATAGCAGGGTAAGGCACATAGCCACCTTGCACCATGGGTACAGGATCAAGGCCAGACATAATGCCTTGCTCTCTATTAGAGAACATTCTTCTTTTCTTCCACTGTTCGTGCACTAACCTAAGCCTCCGAATAATTCAAGAATTTGCGCTAACTGTTGTAGTTGATTAGATTGCCCAGCAGGTTGTGTAGAAACAGGGTTCTGATTAACACCTGGTAAATTTATGTTGCCACCAAGAAGATCCATAATACCTCTCATAGGATCATAGGTATTGGCTATAGGATTAAACGTAGTGGTTGCATAAGTTTTTGGTAATAATGATAATGCACTTTGTAAGCCAGCTAAACGTTGTCTGGGTTCTAAGGCTAGTCTATTAGCGGCATCGAACTGAGCTCCATACATTTGATCTTGTATGCGTCTGCCTGTTCCACCTAGTCCTTCAAAAGCTTTTATTTGGTTTAACAGATTACTTTGAGCAGTGGTTCCAAGACCTGCAAAACTTTGACCTAATGTGCCAAGTCCTCGTGCTGCGTTTTGTGCTGCTGTTGTGGCTTGTCCAAATCCTCTTGAGCGTATGTCACCTAAAGCTTCTGCTGCTCCTCTGCCAAATGCTCTTTCTCTTTCTTGCTCCATCAGTCTGCCACGAGAGCCACCATAAGCCCCTCTGCTTACAGCTTGTGCTCTGTTAGCAATGCCTTGTTTTGCGCTGGCTTCTTGTAGGTCTGATAGTGTTTGTTGCACAACATCTTGTTCAAACGGATTGTAAAACTGTTGGATACCACCTGGCGTGTAGTAGCCTGCTCCTTGTTGCATCATTTGTCCGCCTTGTTGTATGTATGGGGTAAACCCACCAAGGCCACCAGCTAATTGTCTAGCTTGCATTTCAAACGGATCTAATCCTGCTACTTGTTTAACAGGAACTGGTGTAGGTGTCTGTGCTAAACCAAACGCGGATTCTAAAAATCCACGGCGCATAGCCTGAGCATACGGCTCTTCGTATCTACCAGTAGTTGTAGGACCTTGACCCCTTGCTACGCCTGTAAAAAAACTTGGATTTACTGACATTATCCCATCCTCTCTGCTTGTTTCATTAAATTGTAAAGATTTCTGGCTCCTAAATTTTCAGTAGCTTTTCTTGTCATTACAAACTCGCCTGGCTCTAGCCTTGCTAGTGTTATATCTCCAGGACCTTCATCTTTGCCAGCACCATGTACGCCACCATGTTTCATTTCTGGTGGAGGTGCATTAGCGTAAGCAACACCTGGCATTAGTGCAGGTTGTATATTAAACACTCTGTAGTCAGGCATACTGCCAAGACCTTGATCGCCATAAGCTTCTGCTCCAATCGGAACTTTTATATCGTCCTTTCTTTGTTCGTTTAAGTAATTTAGTAAAAGCAATTGTCCTATAGGGGAGTTAGCAAAATCTGTAATGCCTCCTGTAACTCCTTGCATGATTCCTTGAGCTCTTTTTTTACCTCCTTTTCTGTCCGCACCAAAGAAACCTAGAATAGTATCAAGCAAACCAGGTTGTTCGGCATTTGCTATTAGCTCTTCTGTTGAGGGCACGAACAAATCAGGGTAAAGATCTCTTACGGTATCTTCATAGTCCGCTGGTTCATCAAATAAACCTGCATAAACATCGCTAAAATCTAGGCCAGGCGTAAAACTAGGTGTTAGATCAGTTATATCGTCAAACAAATAGCTAAAATCATCATCGTCACCGAACAAATTAGAAACGTCAAAAGAGCCTATACCATAGTTGCTAGGATCATAGGAGTAGTCTAGATCAAACTCGTCAGTTGGATCATACGTAGCTATATCAACTGGTGGTAAATCAGTATCTGTAAAAAGATCGTCTAAAAAACTAAAGTCTACTGCCATAATGTCATCTATATTATCGTTTTTTCTATTCGTTGTCTTGCTTGTTAGAAGCCCCAAAATAAAAAGATATAATAGCACTCGCTAAACCACCGAGGTAGCCTAATACAAGATTTATCAAAGCTTCTGAGTTTTGTTCTGGGGGCTGGATGGTCACTAAGAATATGTAGCCCATAAACCCACCTATTACAGCTATACCTATTACTCTAGCCGTCCAATCTTTGCTAAACCGATTTCTTGCATCTTGTACATCTGCAGTCTCCAATGCAAACAAGTCTATGTCCAGTTTCTTCATCTGCACTTCAAAGTCAGCTTCTACTTTCTTCAATTGTGCCAGTTGTTCAGGACTAGCTGTTTCCATAGCCTTTTGTATCTTCTTTGGCTCAGGATCACATCCTAATACTTCTGAAATCATGTTTGCAGCCATGCCACCCATAGGACCACCTAATGCTGTGCCTATGGTTGGTGCTACTGTTCCTACAAGATTTTTTAATATACCTAGTTTCATTAACACTTCCACCTTCTGCGCGCTTGCCTAATTCTTGAATTAGGATTATTTCTAGTTTTAGCAGAGCTTCTCTTTAATTGACCTAATGATCTTGCGCAATAAGATTTACGTCTTTTAGCTGCTTTGCTACCTTTCTTAACTTTGCCTGTTACAGCTGTTTTCAGCTTAGAACCAGGATTAGCTTTCCTGTAAGCACGTACGCCTTTTTTAGTCATACCCGCACCTTTCTTGGTAGGGCGATAGTTGCCGCCCTTACCCGTGGTTCTAGGTATTGCTTTAGCTCTTTTTCGTGCCACGTCTTCTTCTCCTAGTTGCTGTTCTTTTTCTGGCTACAGGCTTTTTCTTTTTTACTATAGTACGAACATTAGTAGGTTTACCTCCTGGATTACCTGCTGCTCTTTTTCTTTTTACTGCGCTTTTTCTTTGCGCTGCTGTCATACTTCTAGCTTTCGATCTTGGTACACATTTAGGGTACTTACGCTTACTGCTTTTAGCAGACTTTCTACCGCAGGCTTGAAACTTACCTTTTTTCTTGGGCGCACCAATGTCTACCCAATCTCCTTTAGGTCCTTTTCCAAACCACTCGGTTAGTCCGCCTCTAGGCTTAGCCATTTTTCTTCCTCGCTTTCCTAATAGATTCTTTACCTTTTTTAAATATACTTGCTACTTGTGTTTTACCCATAACTTTAGCTCTTTGTTCCCCAACAGTAAGTATCTGTATTTTTCTTGCAAAAGGTTTTTTAACTTTTTTAACTTTCGCAACTGTGGCTCTTGCATCTGCAGGAGTTGCAAATTTAATAGAAACTGTGTCTTTTGGGTTTTCATCAGTATATAACCTTCTTCCACTACCCTTAGGCTTTTTACCTGTGCCTTTTTTAGGGTCGCGTTTTTTCTTAGGCATTATGCGTATTTACCTCCACGCTTCTTATATGTACGCACTAACCAGCCATTGGCGTACGCAGAAGGATAGACCTTAAATTTCTTTTTAGCCTCAGCTTTTACTCTTGCATATAAAGCAGGGTTAGTAGGCCTAGCTCCACTTTTCTTTTTAGTTTTTCTAGCTGATTTCTTTTTTGCAGTTCTTGTAGCCATTATTTTTTCTTCCTTCTTCTTAGTTTTTGAAAATCTGCTCCTGTAATTTTGTTACGAGGCTTAGCTACTCTAGCTATCTTTTTTTGTTTAGGGGACAATTTTTTTGCCATTGTTTTCTCCTATGATAATTTAGTTTTTTTCTTGCGATTCTTTGGTATTGCACCGCAACCTTTACTTTGTACCGTTGTCATGCCTGGCATAAACACACCGCCAGCTTGCATCTTTCTGGCTGTCCTTGCTGCGTTGGCAAAATCTTGAGCACTTGGCGCACCTTTGGCACCTTTCTTTCTCATTTTTCGTCCTGACTTTCTTTTCTTATGTATATTTTCGTATAGACTCATTATGGTCTCCTTAATCTTTTCTTATAGTTTGACACATTTTTCTTTTTCTTTTTAGTTCTTTTAGCCATTTAACATCATCGTTTGTAGTCTTACTGCTCGATCTCCAACTTGTCTAGCCCACTTACTATCCATCATTTCATCAGCTGCTTTTTCCCAATCTTCTTCTTGCACAGCTGCAAGGTAGTTTTTAAATTTACTAAGTCTAGGGTAGCCTAAGTTAAAACACATGTTAGCCATTACACGTTGTCTTGCATCACTTAGATCTCGCCACCATTTCATATTCTTGTCCAACTCTGAACAGACTATATCTACGTCTTGCTCTAAACATTCTCTAACTCTTTCTTCTGATATAGGTGTGCCCATCTTGAGTCCCCACTCTTTGTCTTTTTCTGTTATTAAATGACCTACACCAAAAGTAGGGTATCCAAGATGGTCTCTATAAATCTCATGAATAACACCCTCGTCTAACATAAGTTCTTTTAATAATTGTTCTCTGTCCATTATATTTGTATTGAAGTTGCTCCGTTCGTAGATACCGTAACTTTGCCCAAGGAAGTTACAGCCTCTACGCCAAATTCTCTTCGCTCGTATAAAGCTATCCATTCTTTACCATTCCATAGTTGTAGTTCTTGTGCAGTTAAGTTCCATATAATATCGCCTTGTTGAAATTTATTTTCGTCACGCTGAGTTTCATTTACAGACAAAGTAGAGTCAATGTCTACTTTATTTAAAGACAGCTCTAGGACTCTTACAAGCCTGTTAAAAGTTTCAGGAGATATGTCTCCTATGGCTACTGGTAATTTTGTTTCTAACAGTTTAGCCATTATCTTCTGCCATTTGGTTTTAGATCCATGCGTGTAGCACCTACCCTAAACCCTACTCCTAGTCTAACTTCTACAGAATTATCATCGTCTGATTCTATTCTAAGCACGGCCTGTCTTGCTCTAAGTCTTGTATCTATTTTAGTTGTAGAAGATGTGCAAGTGCTTGTAGTTTCAGTAACAAGACTGTCTCCTGGAAAATCTCTTTGTTTTAAGACAAAATTTATTGTCTGACCTGTGCCACCGTCTCCTGTAAATTTCACGTCAGGTATAATTCTGTTTATTGATTGAAATTGATCTCCGTTACCTAACGCAAAGTCACTAGACTCTATAAACACATTGTCCATTGGAGAACCATCATCATCGTTACCTGTTTCGTGGTTATACAAATATCCTGATGAAGTAGCCATTGGATTATTAAATATGCCTTCATCTATCCATGCGCTTCTATTAAGTTGTCCTATGCTCCAGACTCCTTCTTCATAGTTGTAGATAATGTATCTATCTATAGTAGTTGTGCTACCAGAACAGTAAAACCATCCTACTTCATCAAACTCTTTATTTAAAAATCCAAACGTTTGGAAAGACTGTTCTTCATTAAAGTCGCTAAAGACATAGTTTTGTACACTACAAGGAACATCTTGCACTTGTCCGTTATAGTTATAAAAACCTTTCTTATCCATCCAAAAAATGCCTTTAGGAGAATTTATAGCTGCGTTGGGAGAAATCAAACCAACACCTTCATTAACTAAGTTAACGCCAAAAGTAAAAGGTTGACCTACAAAAGTCATAGAATAAAGAGCGGTATCTGTCCAAACTAAAGTTTCTTGTCTTGCTCTAATAGCTCCTACAATCGATGATCCTGCAGATAATCTAAGAGATCCTGCTGTGTTTGTAGATAACGGCTCCCACTCTGCTACATTTTCTTGGTCACTAAAAGCTATTAACATTGGGTCTAACGTGCCTGTGCGCGAGCTACCTGATATTGGATCAGCTCCAAAACAAATAACGTGTCTGTCTATGTCACTAACTAAAACTTGTAATGCTACTGTAGGTGCTAGATTTGCTCCTGCTAAATCACTTAATGCTGTTGCTCTTGTTGTGCCTAAAGTTCCAGCACTGGTGTCGTAATAAAATATACCTCCTGCTCTAGGGTTTATTAATAGATCTTCTCCAAAATTATCGTGTGACCATAATCTTAATTGGTTAGCAGCTGTAATTGCCGTAGAAGATCCCCAAGTTCCTGCTCCCCAAAGTCCTGCTCCCCAACCAGTAGATTGTACATAGACATCTAAACCTACGTTTATTTGATACGCTCCAACCACAGAACTACCACCATTACCACTGTCGCTAGAGTTTGCTGTAACGGTAGCTCCCGATGTGTCTTTTGCTTCTATTGTAAAAGAGTTAGCATTTACTACTGTTGCAATTTGATACTCTTGATTTAAAACTGCAGCAGTTATATTGCCACCTAAACTAGAGGCACCGCTAAAAGTAACAAAATCATTTTGTACTGCTCCATGGTCTGTGTCAGTTACAGTAATTGTAGCGTCCCCATTTCCTACTTTAGCAAATGTTACATCGCCCGCAGCAGTAGTAACTCTTAATGGTGTGATGTCATAAAAGTTTTGTCCCTCTCTTATGTAGTATTTAAAAGTAGTCCCGATTCCTAAAAATTTACTAAGAGATAGATCTACCCAAGCGTGTAAAGCCCTGGCGGTTCCTAAAAAAGTATTGGTTGTGGCTTTAGCCCAGCCTCCAATTTTTTCTGGTAGTCCTTTACGAAATCTTACAAGATTAGCGTCAAACCATCCTCCGTCATTAGAATAGTCGGTTCCTTCTCGATTGATTCCTGGTCGAAGTATAAATTTTTCTAGTGCCATTTCGCATTTATATCAATTTATCTATACCTAAAGAAGCAGCAGTCAAACCGTAAAGGCCCCACATAATATACTCTAATCTTCTAAATTTAGCAGAGCCTTCGTCCAATCGTTTTTCTATATTCTCATAACGAATTGCACATTCTCTTTCATGGGCCTCTACTTTGAGTAACGCTTCTTTAGCAGTAGCCATTACTTCTTAGACTTTTTCTTTACCCGTTTAGTTGTGTAAGCTTCATTAACATTTGGAGTAGACTTATCATCACCTACGAATTTACCGTCTTCGTCTCTGGCACGAACTTTTACTTCCTCAGTATTAGTCCAAAAACCAACTACTTTACTCCACCAACTCATGATCTATCCTTGGCTTTGCCAATGTTAAGAGCTAAAAAGTCTATGACTTTATATAGCTTAGCCAAAAATTTATCCCCTTTTGGGGTGGGTGTGATAGCAGCAACTAATGAAGCTATTGCTATTATGGCTGTAACCCAAGCAAAAATATTAAGATATAACATTTATTTTCTCCTTTTATGAATTAGCTGATATGTATGCTTTACCTGTGGTAACAGCATCACTACAAGTAGTCTTTTTACTTGAAGATGAACCAACAATGTTAGGTTTATCGTCACTACCGTCGTAAGCCAATATGAGTTCTAAATGGTCAACATTACGTTGTATCAATTCGTTTATGTCAGCTTGTGACATTTTTGTGTCTTTATCTGCTGTACCACCAAGATGAATTGATTTTTTACCATTTGTCTTAACATCATTTATAATGATAGCACTATCTTCTGCTGCTGTTAGACATTCTGTTACTGTTTGAGCCATATTATTCTCCGTTTAATTAACTTTCTAATGCAACAACCCTAGTGGTCAAAGCATCTATTTTATCATCAGCTTCCTGTAGAGCCTTAACTAGAATTGGTACAAGTTCTCCTTCTGATAACCCTTGCGTTCCATCATCCATTTCCATCCAAAGATTAAAAGATTTTGAATCTAGACTGTTACTGTCCATAACAGTTTTTACTTCTTGTGCTATAAAACCATGTTTTAACTCTGCTGTTTCTGAGTCTTGATTAACACGTTTATTTGAACCTTCTTTGTAGTATGCTAAAGAATTGTCTACATCCTTTTCTTTTTTCCAATTATAAGTAACTGGTCTTAAAGCATTTACAAAATTTAATCCTAAAGTGTGATCTGCAACATTTTCTTTTAGTCTTAAATCAGAAGTACCAGACCATCCTGAACTTCCAGGTGTTATAAATGTTCTATCTGCACCAAACCCTAGTGTTATATATCTAGTAGACGATGAAGCAGAAGATGTACTTCCTCCGATAGTTATCGAACCATCAATATTTTGTGAAGTAGTTTCAAAACCTATAGCTACTTGTTTATCTGCGGAAGTATTGTTTATTCCTCCTCCAGTTCCTACTATTACATTACCTGCACCACCAACATTTCTGCCTGCTTGTTTACCAATTCCTACGTTGTTACTACCAGTTGAGTTGTTCTCTAGTGCTTCGTTTCCTACAGCTACGTTTCCATCTGCTGTGGTATTGTCAAGTGCTGCTGCTCTACCCACGGCAGTGTTATCTGCACCAGTTGTTGATTTACCAAGTGCTTCATAACCTAATGCAACATTATTAGAACCAGTTGTTACTGCATCGGCTGCTTCCATACCCACAGCAGTGTTTTGTGCACCTGTAGTGTTTGATGCCAGTGCCGAAGTACCTATAGCAGTATTATTATTTGCTGTAGTGTTTGCACCAAGAGCATTAACTCCCATAGCTGTGTTATATGAACCAGTTGTATTGGCATCCATTACTAAATAACCGAAGGCATTATTTTCTGTACCAGTTGTGTTTAAATATAAAGCACGTCTACCGAATGCTTGGTTACTTGATGCAGTTGTGTTGTTTTCTAAAGCACTTTTTCCTACTGCTGTATTTAAGGCTCCAGTAGTATTATTAAATAAAGCATTATGACCTACTGCCACGTTGTCATCTGGCGTCGTTGAATTAAACAAGGCTTGAAAGCCGACTGCCACGCTGTTTGAACCAGAAGTTACTAGATCCATAGCATCAGATCCGATGGCCACGTTATTGTCTGCGGTCGTAGCAGTTGTTAGCGCAGATTGTCCTATGGCTACGTTCTTGGTGCCGCTCGTTAAATTAACACAAGCAGAGTTACCTACTGCTGTATTTCCGTCTGCTGTTACTGCTGCACTTAGAGTATTAAAACCGACCCCTACGTTATAGCTTCCAGATGTTATTCCATCACCAGCTTGATAACCTAATGCTGTATTACCTGTTCCAGTACATGCTGTTAAAGCGTTAAATCCGACTCCTGTGTTGTTAGAGTTGGTTGTCAAAGCACTCAACGCACCTTGTCCCAAAGCTGTATTAGAATCACCAGTTGTTATAGCATCACCTGCTAATGAACCTACTGCTGTGTTGTTTGCTCCAGTTGTATTCGCAGCTAAAGCTGCATTCCCTAAACCAGTATTGTGATTTGCTGTTGTATGTGCAGTTAATGCTTGATAACCCAATGCTGTGTTATTTACACCTGTAGTACAAGCATCGAGAGCGAATGAACCGATGGCAGTGTTTTGTGTACCAGATGTAATGCTTAGTCCTGCATCGTTTCCAACAGCAGTAATACCACTACCTGTGGTTATGTCACTTAATGCTTTATGACCTATACCTGTATTATTAGTTCCTTCTGTGCAAGCATCTCCTGACCTTTCGCCTACAAATACATTTTCATTACCTGTAGTTATTGCCTCACCAGCATTTTTACCGATAACTGTATTACTGTGTCCTGTGGTTGCTGCGTTTAGAGCATTCTTACCTACAGCAGTATTATCGTCTCCCGAAGTTAAAGCTGCAAAAACATCTGCACCTAAACCAGTATTATTATCAGCAGCATCAATAGTGCCTGTAGCATTATCCCCAATCATAAGAGAATCTGTGCCAAAAGTTTTACTTGTGATGCCGTTATAACTTGCTGCTGTAGAAGCACCTGTTGTAGCTAAATCACCACCTATAGAAACATCATCTGTAACTGTTAAATCGTCTTGTACTTTTAAGTCTACTGTAGAAAGACTAGCAAAAGCATCTACCACTGCTGCTCCACTACCAGCACCATCTAAGTAAACTGCTTTTGTGTCTCCTGGAGGTATAGTTACGTTAGCTCCAGAGCCTTGCGAAATAATAATATTTTGAGAACCACTTGTGCCATTCTCAATAAACTGCATTCTGCTTATGGTGTTTGGTCCAATAGTAATTGTGCATGCACTATCTAATGTGCCTGTGTATTTAAGATACATAGCTCTACCAGGATCCGTAGCTCCATCGGCTACTGTGGTCGTGTGTGTATCTGCGTTAGTTGTTATAGCTTCTGTACCGAAACTAAGAGCCTCTCCAATTAATTCGAGGTTTGTATTCGTCACATCACCCCAAGTTCCTGACGCATCACCTGTCGCCATTTCATTGAGCCTTAAATCATTTACGTATGTGCTTGCCATTTATTTGTCTCCGCTTTGATAATATTACTTTTTATTGAATAGTTAAGCAACTTCTTCCCACCCTGGATTTTGAGTATCCGTAACATCTGTCCAATTTGCATCTTGACCAGGAATAATAGGGCCCCAGACTAATATTTGACTAACAGCCCCCGTTGCTTCTACTCCTGTTGGAACTACAATAGCTTGAGCATTTATAGTTAAGCTGCTTACTGCTGTTGTAGAACTAACACCTGTTATAGATACAATATTTTCTGTAAATATAGTTACACTTCCTAAAGAACCAGTTGCTGATACTCCTGTACAAGCTACGTTAGCGTCACATATTACAGTTTCGTCTCCTACTGAAATTGTAGAAGCGGTGCCTGAAACACCTGTTATTGCAGCACCTGCAGTTAAAACATTGCCTAGTGCTGTTGTTCCTACTACACCTGTTTCTGCAACATTTGCATCACCTGTAGCACTTAATGACCCAAGTAAGCTTGTTCCTACTAAGCCTGTTTCTGTT